CGCTGAGCTTGCGAAGGAACTCGGGAAAGGGTGAGCAGTGTTCACCCCGGACGCGGCCTTCAACTTCGAGGTCAAGCGATTCCTGCTCATCTGGGTCCAACTGGTCCCAGATGTAGCAATCGTCTGGTACGCATGCCTGGGATCTAAAATGCCGAAGCATACTTGGCACACAATGGAGAACATAAATGCACAAGAACAAGATGAGCCGATCCTCGAAAGATTCTGAACCCAAGGGCACGGTCTCAGAAAAGATAGTCAACGCCCAAAACAGAGCACTCCAAGGAGAGTCCAACAGATGTACACATCAGAGCAAATCAAAGACGCAGCAGTTCGCGCTGCCGACGCAATCGTAGGCGACATGGCCTCGTTCCCCAAGGGGATCATATCCAATGAGCAACTGCTGCTCCTTGGCGGCCTCCAGGAGCCCGGTGACGGATGCACAGTCCAGGAGTACAAGACCTGGTCCGGCCAGTACCTCACGTTCCGTGAGCGATGGAGGGACTTGATGCTGGAGCGCATCGGTCGCTACCCGGCAACGATTCACGGCAAGGGATTCCGTATCCTTCAGCCTGAAGAGAACATCGACTACGCGGACACGCATGTCCTCACAAAGATCAAGAAGACGGCCCAGAAGGGGCTCAAGATCATCCGTGGGACTCGTTCCTCCGACCTCGATGACCAGGGCAAGCGCAAGCGCATGGCTGCGGAACTGAGGATGTCTCAGGTCCACAACGCGGCGCGAGCAGCACATCGTCAGTCGGTTCGTGAGCGGAACTTCCGAAACGAGCCCAACCCGGCACCACAAACCCCGCCATCAATGGCACCAACAGAGCAAGACTAAACAATCAACAAGGAGCAAACAATGAACACAATCCGATTCCGAATTTCTGGCGAATGCATCATGTTGCAGAACGTTCAGACCGCCAACCCCCGAAACAAGTACGCCAAGCGGCTCAAGCAACTCACAGCAGACAAGAAGCGCAAGACAGCGGACGTTGACGCGATCCTTGATGAGATTGCTGATGTGGAGGTGGAATCCTGCCTGTACTTCAATGAAGAGCTTGGCCTGCACATTCCGGCAGCAAATATCCGAGCAGCGCTTATCGACGGCGCGAAGCTGTCGAAGCTGGGTCGAGACATCGACCGCTACTGCGTGGTCGGCGGCGATGCCAAGCTCGTCTACCCTGGCCCACAAACGATTCAGGGTATCGTTGAAGACCCAGACTGCCGATACGATGCGATGGTCAAGGTGGGCATGTCCATGGTTCCGAAGAGCCGAGCCATCTTCAGGAACTGGAGTGCTGACATCGAGATTCTGTACATGGCCGACAACAAGATGGACGCTCGTGCCATCAAGAAGTGCATGACCGATGCGGGCTTGTTCTGCGGAATCGGAGCCAGTCGTCGGATCGGGTTCGGTCGATTCGATTGCGTCGAGATCGATGAGAAGGGTCACATCATCGACGATGTTCAGGCAGCAGCCAAGTAATCATATCGCGCAGGGAGGCACGGCGTACAGGTGCCTCAACTATCCCAATCCGGCCTTTTCAATCCAGGCCAGACCTATCCCCACCAATCCAAGCCTCGCTTTTCTCTCTCAACATTTACCCATGCCAGGCCATAACTGAACCGCCCTATCCATGACTATCCCCACCAATCCTGGCCTTTCCAGTCCAGTCCTTTTCATGCCTTGCTTTTCTCCCAACGTTTACCCATGCCCGAACCATGCGGACCATTCCCAAGCACCTCGAACCATGCCATTCCGATCCGAACCCAAACACGCCTCGCTTTTCACACCAGACACACCTTGACACTCTTTGTGGGTTTCGTTAAGGCTGTCAAACAGCAACCTCTTTGGAGAAGAAATGAATGACCTGAAATCCAAAATTAGCGAAGCCGACGGCTCGTACAAGGTTTACCTTGCAATCAAGGGAGACCCGAAGCTCGACGGCAAGTTCCACTGCACCAAAAAGGGCACACTGTACTTCAATGGCAAAGTCATGAACGACCCTGACTTCTCCGAGATCGCAGTGTACTTGGCCAAGGAGTGGAAGGTAGCCGTCAACAATGAAGACCTGAAGATGGGCCTCATGGCCTGTTCAAAGTCAATCGACCCAACAGTCATCTACGGCGTAGATGTGAGCGACTCGTTCAAGAAGAAAGTAATCGACTGGCTTGCAGAGAACCCGCCTTCATCTCATCGGTACGACATCACCACGGAGTCGGTATCCGCCGCAGTAGATCCAGATGGATACCAGCATCAACGACGACTGACTGAGATGCGAGTTGCCAGAGTCCTAAGAGAGCAGGGACTTCAGAAGGCACGAGTATCGTATGACGGGGAACGAAAGATGCGATGGTTCCCAATCGACCAAGAGTAACAGAGCAGCAATCACAACAACACAGGAGGTGAAACATCTCACTTACACAGGCAGAAATGCTGGCGCTTAGCAAAGCATTCGGCTCGAAAGAGTTGGGTCTTGCCAAGAAGGCAATCGAAAACGGATCGGAAACGGACGTGAACCTTATGGTGAAGATTGTCGGAAGGCTCAAGCGCGCAGCAAAACCAAAGCCAGCCAAGGGAACGAGCACGATCCCCTGGAAGGTAGCAATGGCCTTGTTCGCAAAGCGGGCAGGATTCACCAAGGAGCAGACCGCAAAGGTCCTCCTGGAGACCCTGACGCTGTCGATCGGCCTCGGCAAAGACAAGCAGTCTGAACTCCTCAAGGAGAGCGGTGTGGGCGATGCGCTCGCCATGCTGGACCGTGAGGTGTTCTCAAAGCTTCCTCCGATTCACCGGGAGGGCAACATCAGCTTCGCTGTTGAATCTGTTGAAGCTGTTCGCACTCCGATGCTGGTGACTTCAAATGACACACCGACCCTTGGGGAAGGGGAAGACGTGGCTAAGTAGTCGCCAGGGGGCCGCCTCTTAGCGGGGGGGCGGCCCCCGTTTCGCATCGATATGAGTGAATCACAGAACACATACGGGCCGGAAGAACGGCTCGATACATACGAGGTCATCTACAAGATGACCAACCTTATCGGAGGGCTCAGGAAGGGAAAGCTCTCCTCGACCGCCAGACTGTACGGTACGAGTAGGTCGCGCCTCGGCGCCATACTCAAACGCAACGCGCCTGCCCCGACCATCGACACCTTGATGATCTGGATCAGCCGCCTGTACAGGAAGACGGGGGTCAAGGTGATCCTCACCATCACCCCTGACATGCGGATCTACTACAGCATCCGCAGTAGCAAAACCGATAAAGTGGACGGTGTAATCGTCAAAAATCAAACCGACTTGTAGGCCGATTAGTACTCGGCTACAGGACAACGCCCACAAGGGATTGATCCCCCTTGTCACAGTGGGCTCCTGACTGAGCCCATCGGGAAACCGGTGGTGCTCTCTCAGGCCCACCATCAGGAGCCAACATGTGGATACAACACGCGAAGAGCGGGCCAATCACTCAGATTGCCTCTCAACTTCAATACGAGCGAGGCAGCGGCCAATCACTCCGGCCATGCCCAAGCTGCGGAATGATCGAGCGAGGATCTCGCGACCGGAAGCGGGGGCCCATTGGGTTCTCACGCACGGAGATATCATGGAAGTGCCACAAGTGCGGAGCCAAGGGCGACGTAGTGGATTTCGTCTCATACCACTTCTTTCAGCGATCACTGAAGATGCTCTCGAAGACGGAGCAGTCTGTGGTTCGCGATTGGTTCGCTGAACAAGGATACTGCACAGCATCAGGCGTACCGTCTCACGTTCAGCCGGATCCCTCCAAGCGACCACAAGTGAACGCCCCTACACTCAGCGGACCTGTTCGGCCCCCCGAGAATGAGCTTGAGGATCTGTGGAAAAACACCCGCAGCTTCGAGCAGGCCATGGAGGAAGCGACGACATGGAGTGGGCCCATATGTGAGTGGCTTGTCACTCGAAGGTTCGCGCCTCGTGTGCTCGATCAGACCTCGTGCGTCCGAGTGCTACCGCCTCCACCCGACTATCGATTCCCTGACTGGTTCCCTCATCAGTGGGCAGGAACCTACCGAATCGCTGCGCGCTGCTACGAGCCAGACGGGACGTTTGCGAGCATCCACTGTCGAAGTGTCACCTATGCGAAAAGCCGAAACCCAGGTGGCAGCAAGACTCGCTGGCCGGTAGGCTATGACGCTGCTGGCCTGCTGATGGCTAACGATACAGCCGTGGAGATGATGAAAGGCAAGGCCGATGGCATCCAAGCTTTCCTGATCTGTGAAGGCATCACGGATTTCATGAGAGCCTGCGAACAGGCCTTCCGTGAGTCTCTGACGCTTGCTATCGTAGCCGGTACCTCGGGCAGCTACAAAAGCCTTAGTAAGATGAATATCCCCAACAACCTCAAAATCTTTATTGCTACAGATACGGATGATTCAGGAGATGAGTACGCGGCCATAATCTGCGATCAACTACCAGAGCACACACTGTACCGCATGCCACTGGAGGCATAACAATGGCCGATTTGGATGAAGTCCTCTCCTCTGGGGGGACTACGCTGACGCAACTGCTGCAACAAGCTGAAAATGACAACTGCATCCACCAACCGGAACAGGACCCAGAAGATCAGCCGATCCCCGAGAACCAGGGCGATACGAACATCATAGCCCTGCTTGATCAATACATGGACCGGAACGGTCAGCCGTCCGGGAACCTCAAGAAGAACAAGAACAACCTTTACATCATCCTCCGCCGTGATCGGCGTTGGCGTGATCGTATCTGGTTGAACACGTTCACGAACACCCTGAAGATTGATGACCGAGACTACAAGGACTCCGATGACACCAGGATCTCACTGTGGGTCTCCCGAGCATACGGGCTGGAGTTTTCCGAGACCTACGTGAGCCACGTCGTTCAACTGATCGGTGAGGAGCGGGCACGCAATCCCCTCCTGGAGTGGCTGGACACGATGCAGTGGGACGGAATCCCTCGTATCGATCGTTGGATCACGGAGGCGACGGACTGCGAAGACAACGAACTCAATCGCAAGATGGGCGAGAAGTGGATGATCCAGGCAATCGCACGAGCTTACAAGCCTGGATGCAAGGCCGACTGTGTTCTCATCCTGGCTGGCGCACAGGGCGCTGGTAAGAGCACCTTGTTCCGCACCCTGGCGACGGACGAGTACTTTGCTGATACGCCCCTCGACATCGGCTCAGCGAACTCGTACAGCCAGATTGCTCGCGCCTGGATCTATGAGGTAGCGGAGTTGGACTCTGTGCGGCGATCCGCAAACAGCGCCACGAAGGCGTTCCTCAGCGCCCAGGAGGACACCTACCGTGCAGCCTATGGTCGGCACGCAAAGACCGTGAAGAGGCACGTAGTGTTCGCTGGTACGACTAACGAGTCGCAGTTCATCAACGACATGACCGGATCTCGACGGTACTGGCCGATTCGATGCAACGAAGTTGATCTCCAATACGTAGAGCAGAACCGAGAGCAACTGTGGGCAGAGGCTATCGTTGCATTCAATGCAGGCGACACCTGGTGGCTCGATCGCGACACAGACCAAGCTCGACATGACGCCAGTCACATCTTCCGCCAGGATGACCCGTGGACTGCACCGATCGCATCGTACCTCAAGACCCAGGTCGGGTACGTGACGAGTCAAAGCATAATGGAGGATGGACTGAAGATTGAGCGTGGCCGAATGAACAGAAGAGACGAGATGCGTGTATCAGATATACTTACAGAGCTTGGATATGAGAAACGCAGGATGAGAGTCGGCGGATCTCGAAAATATGTATGGACGAAGTTAGAAATGTTTGAGTTTAAAAATAAGGAAGCATGATGGATGATTTAGCTGTAGTAGGTGGGGGCGTGTTTTTGCCCCCAGGACATTGGTGTGAAGAGCAAATTCTGAAGAAGTTCGAGCTACAAAACCCCGATTACAACATGGCGATGGGCATGAGAGGGAGAGGGAAGTTTGTCCCCATCCCAAACCAGTTCATCAACGGATGTCACAAGATTCCGTTCGACCACCCATGGGGCGGCGGCATCGCGATTCCACGGCGTGGAGCATTCAAGATGCTCAACATGGCTGAGTCTCACGATCGCACGACGGCGCCAGAGGCAGAGCCGGTACAGGCTGCGCCTGGCTTCGAGTTGCGCGACTACCAGCGGGAGGCCCTCAAGAACTGGCATGAGAACGCAAACGGCGAGGGTGTGATCGTGGCACCATGCGGATCGGGCAAGACTGCGATGGGTCTGACGGCTGTCACGATGCGGAACACCAAGGCGCTGATTCTTGTACACACAAACGATCTTGCTGTGCAATGGATGAACCGATGCAAGTCGATGCTCGATACGGAGGCAACACAGTATGGCGCGGGTAAGAAGGACGACTCTGGACGTGTTGTCGTCGCAACTTTCCAAACACTTGAGCGAATGTCGTTCATGCAGCGATACGAGTTCGGACGACAGTTTGGACTCTGTATCGTCGATGAAGCGCACCACGTTCCAGCGCACACGTTTTGTGCAGTCATGTTCTGCATGCCCGCCCGGTACCGACTTGGACTGACGGCCACGCCTGATCGTCCTGACGGCCTGACCAAGATGCTCTGGTGGCACCTTGGTGATGCGGTGTATCAGATCACAAACGCTCAGCTTGCCCGATCTGGTCATGTGATTCCGCCGAAGATCGAGTGGCTTTTCACCGACTTTGTTGGACCCGAAAAGCGACTGGACTGGTCAAAGTTGATTACGACCATGACCAAGGACGATGGCCGAAACGAGGTAATCATCAATCGAGTGCTCGACGCATGTAAGGACGGTCGCCAGATCCTGGTACTGTCAGACCGAGTAGATCACTGTACGTGGATTGCAGAGACGCTGCGGCAACACTCCATCTCAGCCGAGCCTCTGGTTGGGCGAATGACTAAGAAGCAACGGATCGAGGTTTTAGAGCGTGCAGACAAGAGAGAGATACAAGTGGTTTGCGCGACGACTGTCGCAGACGAAGGCCTCGATTTGCCGTCACTCGATACAGTTGTGCTCACAACTCCAAGTAAAGCTCTTGGCCGAATTCAGCAGCGGATTGGCCGGGTCATGCGCCCGCACCCGAAGAAAAAGAGCCCGATCGTTATTGATTGCGTTGACGATATTGGAGCAATGCGCGGACTGGCTCGAAAAAGAAGTCGGCTATACGCAAGGGTCGGATGCCAGTAGTATGTTGTCAGTGATCGAAAAACTACCAGTAGGATGGTCTCTCATCGAAGATGGAGACGCATGGAAGGTGTTTGATGAGGAGGGTGAACTTGTCTGCACAGCCAGGAACACAGACCACCTGAATCGAATGCTGAACACCGAGTTTGCGATGGCCCAGCAGTTTGCAACGTTCATGTACGCAGCCAGTCAGCCCATACCGGCTGAAGCCTGAGGCTA